AGAGGTACGATGAGTGCGTGGCCGCCGGTCCGAAGCGAGACGAGCTCGGGGACGATACACCCGAGGACGTTCAGACGGCCAAGCTCCTGGTCGCTGACGAGTACGTCAAGGAGCGTCGCCGGCAGCTCGAGGAGCAGACGAGGATACTGAGGGATGTCCGATCACACCTATGACATGATCCTGTCCGACGCGATGCTCCGCGAGTTCTACATGCTCGAGAAGCAGGCAGCCACTGCGTGGACCGGACGACTTGTGGGAGCTGGTATCGGCGCCCTTGGCGGTGGTCTGGCTGGTCGCTACACAGCCCCGGAGGAACAGAAGAACCTCGGCACCGTCCGTGGTGCGATCCTCGGCGGCATAGGCGGACTTGGCGCCGGGCAGTTCGCGACCAAGGCAGGGCGCACGGAGGCACTCCAGTTCGGGCAGCGTCAGCTCCACGGAGCGACCGGCTACATGCCTGGTCGGGGTCTCTTCGGTCGTGGGGCTGAGGGGAAGCAGCTCACCGGATCCGATCGTATCAAGGCCCTTGAGGACATGGGCTTCAAGTTCGGCAAGGGCAAGGACATGAAGTCGGCCCTGAAGGAGTCCGAGAAGGAAGTCGCCGAGGGTGTGATCAGCGGGATCATGCCGAAGGGGGTCCAGAAGTTCTGGGCCAAGCGGCATGCGGCAGCGGAGCTGGCGAGGAGACAGGTAGCCGAGGCTGGGATGACCTCGCTGCCTGGCCTCGCCAAGGGCTACGTGGGTCGGGGACTACCCGTGGCGGGCAAGGTCATGACGCCATGGCAGGCCGCGAAGACCAACCTGAAAGCTCCCGGTATCGCGATGGGTGTAGGCGTCCCCGCGCTCATGTCGGCGCAGTCCCTCGCCGAGTACGGACAGACGGGTGACACGGGACAGCTTGCGGGATCACTCGCTGGAAACGTCGCATTGGGAGCGGGAGGGGCGTTGCCCATAACCGCCGCGATGGGACTGGGATCAGCCGTTGGACGTGCTGGGACGCTGGTTGCTCGAGGGGCAACACGAGCGCGAGACGCGCTGGTGAACCGCCCCGTTGCGCAGCCTGTCGAACAGCCGGTTGGGCAAGTGGCTCCGCGTTGAGGTGATCCATGTTCGATTTCGGCTACGGCGGCACCAGTCACTTCCAACCCACGCACACCTACGGTCGCGTGAGAGGGCAGGCGGTCACGCAGGGCGTGGCCTACCCGTCCCCGTTCTTCGATCTGGCGCACACCTACCTCCCGCCGACGGTCAAGCAGATGTTCAAGTGGTGCAGGTACTACTACCTCACCCAGCCGCTCATCGCTGCCGTCGTGAACAAGATGGCGGAGTATCCGATCACGGACCTCGTGATCGACACGGACAACAAGGGTCTCCGCAACTTGTGGGAGAGGTTCTTCGAGGCGGACATCCAGCTCCGTCCGAGGTTGATCGACATCGGCCTGTACTACATGTGCTACGGCAACGCGCTCGCGTCGCTCATGCACCCGTTCGTGAAGTGGCTGAAGTGCAAGTACTGCGGCCACTCGGTCATGGCGAAGAAGGCCATGTACAGGTTCCGCACCTACGAGTTCCACATGACCTGCGACAAGTGCAACCAGACAGGTCACGCTCTTGTGGAGGATCAGTACCTCCAGACCTCGGGAGGCACCCGCATCATCCTGTGGAACCCCGAAGACATCGACATCGTCTTCAACCCGATCACGCAAGAAACGATGTACTTCTACAGCCTCCCCATCCAGACGCTCAACGACATGGCGGTGGGACGGCGGGAGGTCATCGAGCAGCTGCCGCAGGTCTTCATCGACGCTGCGAAGAAGCGCAAGTCGATCACGCTCAACAAGGACAACCTCTTCCACATCAAGAGGCCATCCGTCCTCTCGGGTCCAAGGGACACCGGCTGGGGTACCCCGCTGGTGCTCCCCGTCCTGAAGGACGTCTTCTACCTCCAGATCATGAAGAAGGCACAGGAGGCCATCCTCCTCGAGAGGATCGTGCCCCTGACCGTCATCTTCCCGCAGCAGGCGAGCGGGACCGCAGATCCGTACACGAGCGTCAACCTGATCGACTGGAAGGATCACATCGCGCAGGAGATTCAGAGGTGGAGGCTGGACAGGAACTACATCCCCATCCTGCCTCTCCCGATCGGGAATCAGGTCATCGGCGGCGACGGACGAGCTCTGCTCATGTCGCAGGAGATCAAGCTCTGGAGCGACCAGATCGTAGCTGGCATGGGGGTCCCCAACGAGTTCATCTACGGCGGCCTCCAGTGGTCCGGCTCGAACGTGTCGTTGAGGATGCTCGAGAACCAGTTCATGAGGTATCTGTCCGGACTCCTCCTCTTCATCAAGGACTTCTTGATCAAGGGTATGGCCGCCCACATGGGGTGGCCCACCGTAGGAGTCAGGTTCAAGCCATTCAAGATGGCTGATGATCTCCAGAGGAAGGCGTTCCTCTTCCAGCTCAACCAGGCCGGCAAGGTCAGCGACACGACGCTGATCAACGATGCCGACCTGAACCCGGATGAGGAGAACGATCTCCTGCGGAAGGAGACGAAGGCCCGACTCGAATCGGTGAAGGCACAGCAGATCGCGGAAGCTGAGATCGCCGGCGAGGCTGGTATCGTCCAAGCCAAGTATCAGGCGAAGGCTCAGACGATCATGTCGCAGGAACAGCAACAGGCGGCTGCCGGATCTCAGGGCACTGCCCCTGGAGAACCCAGCGAAGAGGTGGGGTCTCAGGCAACGCCACCTCCGGCTGGTGCTCAGCAGGGTCCGATGGGACAGCCTCAGCAGGATCCCATGCAGCAGATCGTTCAGCGCCTCCGGGCTCTGAGTCCGGAGGCCCAGCGTACCGTGCTAATGAGGATCGAGCAGAGCAACCCGGAGCTGGCGAACCAGCTTCGGGCGCAGTTCAAGGAGGGTGGTGGTGTCGATGCCTCGCCGAACTCGGCAGGCAAGCCGCTCCCAACCCAGCTACCCCCTCGTAGGGGAACCGAATCAGCGATGATCTAAAAAGGGGAGGCGTCTCAGATGTTGAGACGCCTCCCTTCACTTTCCACAGCCATCGACTCCGGACGCTACTCGTCGTCGTCGGAATCGATCAGCCACTCCTCCGTGCTTCCTGTGACCACTGCGACGTACGCAGACAGGAACGCCAGGAGGAAAAGTCTCATCCAACCTCCTTTCCGTCAGACGACACGGTACCCATCAGTCGGCCTCGTAGTCGCCGAGGAGATCGTCCTCGACCTCCGACTCGAAGTCCGCGAGCTCGCTGTCCTCCACCACGTCTTCCGGATCCACCATGCACCTCCTGAGCTAGGGTAAGAGTTTTCCCTACTCAATGATCTTATATCTGGGATCTTGTCGTCCTTGCACGCGATTGGTAGAGTGAATGAAGCTCATGTTGACCCCCTAGAGGACTGTGATCCTCGATGATCGGGGGTTGCGGAGGCAGCAAGTGGCGAGACTTGACCCGGCCGAGGGGTTCGAGATCCTCAAGAGTCATGTGAAGGACGCGATCTCCAGCTCGTTCCCACAGGAAGGAGCCAAGAACGTCCTCAAGCTCGAGAGCCTGGACATCCCCGACAAGCTGAGCGTCAGCAACGTCGGAGAGCAGAAGGCCGCCAAGATGAACGGGCGCACCTGGGGCGTTCCCGTTCACGCGACGCTGGTGCTCGAAGACAAGAAGACAGGCAAGGTCCTTGACCGAAGCAAGATCAAGATCGCCACGCTGCCCAAGGTGACCAACCGCTACTCCTACATCGTGGAGGGGTCGGAGTACCAGGTCGACAACCAGTGGCGGCTCAAGCCGGGCGTCTACACGAAGGTCCAGCAGAACGGTGAGCTGGATTCCTTCTTCAACATTCAGGGGCAGCCGCTGCATCTCGGCTTCGACCCGAAGGAGCGGTCCTTCGTGATGAAGCACGGAGGAGCGCAGCCCCCGCTGTACCCGATCATGCGGGCTCTTGGTCACAGCGACGGTGACCTCGAGAAGGCGTGGGGCAAGGACATCCTCAACGCCAACATGACCGACAGCCGGGGGAAGGTGCTGAAGGTCGACAAGCACGCCATCGCCTTCGCGAAGCGCCTGGTGCCAGAGGAGGAGATCACAACCCTCGAGAAGGCGTCGGAGGTCATCAAGCAGAAGTTCGCCGAGTCGCGTCTGCACCCTGACGTAACGAGCCGCACGCTGGGCAAGGCCATCGACAAGATCACACCAGAGGCGATGCTGCGCTCGTCTCAGCGCCTTCTCGGCGTGGCTCGTGGGACCGAGAAGCCTGACGTCCGGGACTCACTCATGTTCAAGGAGTTCCTCAGCACCGAGGACTTCATTGGGGAGCGGATCAAGCAGAGCAGCCCGGTCATCCAGCGTCGCATCGGGAACAACATCGACAGGCGGGACAAGATCCGTGACATCGTGGGCATGGATGTCTTCCAGCGACCCGTCAAGGAGTTCTTCTCCAAGGTGTCCCTGGCCTCGACCCCAGAGCAGACCAACCCCCTCAAGATGATCTCGGGTCAGCTTCGTACAACGATCGCTGGGGAGGGTGGCGTCAAGGACGCGAACAGGATCACAGAGGATGCGAAGCTGGTGGACCCAAGCCACTTCGGCGTTCTCGATCCACTGCACACACCGGAGAGCGTGAAGACCGGCGTGAACCTCCAGCTCGCCCTGGGGACCAGGAAGGTGGGGACTCGCGTAGAGATCCCGCTCATCCACGCCAGGACCGGGAAGGTGACCTACCTGGATCCTGGGAAGATCAACGACGCCATGGTGGCGCTTCCCGATTCGGTGAAACGGGTGAACGGGAAGTTCTCTCCGAAGGAAGGATCCACGGTCCTGGTGAGCGGTCCTGGAAACGAGCTGATGCGCGTTCCCATGAAGGATGTCGAGTACGTCGTGCCGCGCTCGAGCCAGATGTTCTCGATCGCCACGAACATGGTCCCCTTCATCTCCAGCGATTCGCCGAACCGAGCAACCATGGCCGGCAGGCACATGGAGCAGGCCATCCCGCTCGTGAACCCAGAGGCCCCGCTGGTGCAGTCTGTCCTCGGCAAGAAGAGCTTCGACGAGCTCGTCGGTTCCTACGCCTCCCACGCGGCGCCGGCGGATGGGACTGTCCTGCGTGTCGAGAAGGACGCCATCCACATCAAGGGCTCCGACAAGAAGACCCACATCGTCCACACCTACGATCACTACCCGACCAACGACAAGAAGGGGATGATCCACAGCAACTCACTCGTGAAGGCCGGCGACAAGGTCACGAAGGGTCAGGTCGTAGCCGACACCAACTTCACCAAGAACGGCGTCTACGCCCCAGGCAAGAACCTCCAGGTCGCCTACATGCCGTGGCGGGGGTACAACTTCGAGGACGGCGTGGTGATCAGTGAGACTGCTGCGCAGAAGCTCACGAGCGAGCACCTCCACAAGAAGGGCCTGTCCACGAAGGAGGCGCAGCTTCTGGGGACGAAGAAGTACCAGGCGTACTACCAGGACCGTCTCAACAAGGAGCAGGCCGCCAAGCTGGATCCTGACGGAGTGGTCAAGCCTGGGATGAGGGTGAAGCCAGGAGACACGCTGATCGCAGCTCTGGCGGAGCAGCAGCTCACCACCGAGGAGCAGAAGCTGAAGCTCTTGCACAAGAGCTTGGTGAGGCCGTTCAAGGACAAGGCAATCACATGGGACGAGGACGTGGAGGGGGAGGTCATCGAGGTCAACAAGAGGGGGACCAGGGTCGACGTCCACGTCAAGACGGCGGAGCCGATGGACGTGGGGGACAAGCTGGTGGGTCGTCACGGAAACAAAGGAATCGTGACGATGATCCTACCAGACCACGAGATGCCGAAGACGAAGGACGGGAAACCGATCGAGGTGATCATGAACCCCATCGGGACCCCCGGCCGTATGAACATTGGACAGGTCCTCGAGACGGCTGCCGCAAAGATCGCGCAGAAGACTGGTCAGCCCTTCAAGGTCACCAACTTCGAGGTGGAGAACAACCTCGAGTTCGTCGAGAACGAGCTCAAGAAGCACGGGCTGACCGACAAGGAATCGATCATCGATCCGAAGACGGGCAGGGA